CCATTACGAACCATCGCAATGTGATTCCATGCATTGTTGCAAACTTGGATCGTTCCATTATATGGGGCACTTGGAGTTAGTCCATATGTAATAGTTCCTAATGAATTTGTGTGTAAATACCACCCATTACTGGAACCGTCAAAAGAACCAACAATACTTTGATAATCAACTTTTACACCAGTATAAATCCACGCTTCTACAGTTAATGACCCAGTACCAAAATCAAAAGCAGTGCTGTCTGGGGTAGACAGATAATCCCCTGTCCCATCAAAATAAACACTACGAGTATTGGGTACTATTGTATGTGCTTTAAATGGATTAAACGGTTGCACCGATGCATCACCGTTACGTGTAATCGCAAAATTATTTGGACTATCATCAATAAATGCATTATCAGCACAAGTTAATATTGAAGTGTTAGCGACATCAGTTAATGGTAATGACGGTACTGTAAGTGATGACGATGTAGCATCATATCCAGAGGGACGCGAACCCTTCATCATTCTGTAGTTACTTATGTAACCTAACATAGGATTAGCACCACGAGCTTGGCCAATATATTTGATAGCGGTAGATGTTATATCAGTTGTACATGCAGTAGAAGATCCTGCTCCCACACCATTCAAATATAATCGAATTACGCTATTATTTCTTACAACAGCGACATGATTCCATGTATTTAAACTGAGTGTTCCTCCAGTAATTGTTGTTCCGCCCGTTCCATTCCAAATGAAACTTAAGACTAGAGCGTTCGTTATAAAGAATGAATATCCATTGGTGCCCGCAGTTCCTTTGCCGTTTATACCTTGATTGGCACCAGTTGTACCTGTAAAATAAACCCATGCTTCCATGACAAAATCTTGAGTTCCTGGATTCAAAACTGCATTATCAGCTGTAGAAATGTAATCTCCCGTACCATCAAAAAAATTACTCCAACCGCCTATCTGAAACGGACTAAATGTTCCCTGTGAGGTATTACCACTTCTTGTTATAATACTGTTTATACCAGAAGTATCGATAAATCTATTATTGTTTTCACCAATGCGTGATTGTAATGTAAGTAAACTCGTATCCGCTGTTGCGGTTAATGGTGCAGTTGGTGGCGCAGTGTTTGATGTGTATAATGCAGTACCTTTTAATACTCTTAAATTAGAAATATAACCGTTCAACAGGTTAGTGTTGTTATATCCAGCTCCAATTTTTGGGCCACCTATAACATAATTATTCGTATCAGTATATGTTAATCCTACTTGTTCTCCATTTAAAAACAATTTTGTACTTGTTCCACTTCGTGAAACTGCAATGTGATGCCATTGTCCAGCAACTAGTGTAGGTCCACCAATTCTATTCGCTGCAACAAAATAAGTTAACGCTCCGGCGTTTAAATATATCACTGGAGATATTGTAGTCGAGCCTGTTCTTGAATCATACAGTGTTCCCGTGGTTCCTGAAATTAAGTATAGATAACCTTCTATTGTAAAATCTGATGTACCAAGTGTAAATGCTACATTGCTTGGTGCATCTATATAATCTCCAGTACCATCAAAATAACCACTGCCTGTTGTTGTGTCTGTTTCAACAAAAGGACCAAAGTTGCTTACTAATACATCACCGTTTCTTGTAATTGTAAAGTTATTTGTACTATTATCAATTAAACGATTAGATTGACAGGTTAATAAACGGACTTCCTGCTGGATAATTTAGTGTATCAGTGAAACTGCTTCCAGCTTGAACTCCATCTATAAACATTCTAGTAGTAGTACCCGACCTAGATACAGCCACATGTTGCCATGCATTTAATCTTACTACGGAAGTACCTGTTGTTATCTTATTTGCGGCTTCGGAATACCATGCATATCCAGTACCCGAAGTCAACTCAATAACAGGCTGCACCACTGAAAATCCATTGGTATTGTTACGTTGATCGTAAAATGTAATATTAGTTGGTATCGTATTTAATGCTATATAAACCCAAAATTCTATTGTAAAATCTGTAGTGCCTAATGCTAGATTAGCTTGGCTTGTTAATGATAACCAATCACCAGTACCGTCAAAATAATTACTCCGAACAGTTCCATACGGACTAAATGCGTTTGGTCGTGTATCACCAGCCACCGTAAGTGCAAATTTATTTGTGCTTACATCAGTAATCCATGTATTATTACTTGTTTCACCATTCAACAACAATACAGTATCTTTAAAAAACGGATCTCCTGAAACCACCGTTACACTGAATGATCTTAGTGTTTCTTGATTTTCAGCATCAATTGCATTTACACTAAAATTATATGTTGTATCACCACTTAATCCAGAAATCGTACCACTAAACAAACCATTTGAATCTAATGTTGTTCCAGAAGGCAAAGAACTGCCGTTAGCTACAGAATATACAACACTCGAATCAGATGTTGCCGATAATTGAACAGAAATAGCAACACCATCAGTTTGAGGTGTCAATGTACTTCCTGTAGCCCAAACAGGTATAGGACTTGAGGTGATACCATTCAACCTGATTGCAGTAGAACCATCCGCATTTTGTACATAGGTAACGTAACTACCTGCTGTCAATTCAGGCACTTGAACATTTAATGTAGTTGAATTAACAAAAGTAACTGCTGTTGCTGGTGTACTACCAAATAAAACTTGGGCGCCACTTGTGAAGTTACTTCCTGTAATGACAGCATAACCACCAGCATTTGAAACTGCGGTATCATCTAATAAAACGTAAGTTGAATTGGCAATAGCAATACTGGATATTGTTGGTCCCGTAAATGAACTTAATGTAGTTGCTTCAATATTGACCGATGTAATTTTTTGTGTCATGCGTATGTTAATCCGTTAATTTTTGTTGCAAATTGTCCGTCTGACGTTCTTACAACAAAACAAGTATAATTTCCTGCGGCTTTTGCTGGTAGTTGTACATTAATTGTAGTTGAGTTCACATATGTTACTGATGTTGCAGCAGTTGTACTTTGAATTCTATTTGTTCCTGTTGGATCCAAAAACACCTGCATTGGACTGCTAAAACTTGTTCCTACTATTTGTACATATCCACCACTTGTAGATATTGTTGTTGCTCCAGTGGCAACATAACTACTGTTCGTTACAGTAATTGAAGTTATCTTTGGTCCTGAGAATTCATCAATTGTTGTTTGTTCAAAGTTACCACTGTTGACGTAGGTTGTCATACCGTACTGAGCACCCAGCTGGTCGTTTCTTCATCCCAATAGTATCTTTCACCATCTGTTGGGTATGGTGTTGGTGCTTCCCACAAACAAGTGGTTTCATTCAATACCCAACTATTAAAAGGTTTCGGTGGTATAAATGCATCTCTTTGTGCATCATACGTATAACCAAAACCTGCATAATTTTTTCTCATAGTTCCGTTATATGATGTTTGTTTCCATCGTGTTTCTTCACCATACAACGATTTACAAAACAAAATACCTTTTGTTTCATTCTCTTGGCCGTCCATCATTAATTCATTATTATGAACGACGATAACTTGAATAACTGTGTTGTTTTCATCCAATTGTGCAAAATGTGCCATCTTTTCTCCAAAAAATTAAGACCAACTACCAACAGAAATATTGGAACCGGCAGATCCAACCTTAGTTAATTTAAAATAACTTCCTATAGCTACAGTATATGCGCCGCCAGGAGCGGCACTCAAAGAATATTGTGGTATTAATGTACCTGCTTCATTAACACTTAAACTTCCTCTTATAGTTATTGCTATGTATGTGCCAGCAGAAACTATTGCGGATAAAATCTGAGTTGTAGTTGTTCCTTGTATAAAAGAATGTAAACCATCGGTTGTTGGAGCTGCTAAAAAACTAGTTGTATTGTATTTGAATGAAGATAGATAAGCTACATTATTAAATGTTGCGGTTCCACCAAAGCCAATAGAAAAGTTATGAGATGTAGTTCCTGCCGTTTTTGACAGGGCATACAATCCTTCTATTTCATATTGTGTGTTTGTTTCCAAATTAGCACTAACACCAAAAATACTTTGAGCTCCAGTTGCATTGGAACCAACTCTAGTAGAATTTAATCGATATAGTAAAAATTCTATATTTTCTTGAGCTGAAGTCAATCTACCTTGATCATTAACTACTATAATAGGAGATGTTCCTATACTTCCATAAGTTCCAGCAGTAACACCACTAGCACTAACAGCGGTATTTGCTGTGTACATTAGAGCATTTACAGTGTTTACACTTAGATCCTGTATTTCAATTGTAGTATTTGAAATATTGTCGGATGTTATTCTAGTTAAAGGCATTTTATGTCTCTATTACTTTTTCTCAGGAATCTTTGTGCCTTCTAGTTTCTTATGAACTTTGATAGTTTTGCACACTTCTTTTTCTTTTTTAGTTTTGTTGTCATATTCTTTGACACAAACTTTCTTTTCTTCTGCTGCATATACTGATGTGGCAAGAAATAGCGCAATTGCTAAAGCGAATAGGTAATTCATTTTGTATTTTCCTTTTTAGTAAATTTTTCGGATGCGGTAAACCCTAAACCACCAATAACAATATACATCATTGTTTCGTAGGTACTATGGTTTACTTTTCTTTCAAAAAACATTTCTGCAATAAACCCCGTAGCAAGAAGTAAAAACGCTAGAAACGTAATTACTCTCTTGCTACTTGGATTATTTTCACCCTCTCCTGAGAGCATCTTGATTAATAGACTCATTATTTTTCAGGATGATCTGGTTGTGCAGGCGCTTCTTTACCACCGAATCCCGATGCAACAGCAGGAGCAAAACTATTTAACACATCGTCCATTGCAGATTCAAACGGATTTGATGGTGTTGATGCACGAGCGGCGGCTGCTTCACTTAAAGTTGGTTCAATTCTTTTCTGTGACGGTGATGGTGGTGGCGAAGGTGGTGGTGTATATGGCTTGTTAGCAGCATCAAGTGCTTTTGCTCTCAAGTCTTTGTCATCACCTGCCAACATAATACCTGATAATGTACCAGTTAAGAATGTTGCAATTGGAATAATTAACTCAAAGAATTTATTATCCACAGGACTCATACCATTCATCGGCTGAGTAACAAAAATTAAACTGTATAATACTACGAAAACAATACCAAATAGTGTTAGGCCTAAAACGACACCAATAAAGAATTTTAATCTCGCATTTAATTCTTCAGTTGTATATCTTGGTCCTTCCCATATATCCTTAATCATTTACATTCTCCTTTTTTTGGCATCTGTTGTGCAGGCTGTGTTATATTATTATTTCCTGGTAATCCTCCAACTTTATCTTTTTCGTATGGAGTCAAATCTTCAGGACAAGTTCCGTTAGCACTACAATAGGGTTTTTTACATTCTTTCTTTTCCCAATTATCTGGATCTTGGCAAGGGTAACGATAGTTTTCCTCGCAAGCAACCAATAGTGGTAGTATTAGAAGTGCTAGATATTTCATTAGTGAGCTCCTAGAACGTGAAGGGCATGTTCATAATGTTTCTTGCGATCTTCAAGTCCTATGGTGCCACCATTAATTCTCTTTGTCATTGTGAGAATATCATTCTTATCAGCCCATTGATTAATATTATTTGTTTCCCAGAACCAACATGCAGATTGTGCTGCGCCTTCAAAAGTTTGTGTATACTCTGCTGCTTCTTCAGGAGAAATCTCCAGTGATGCAGCAAACCAAGTATAGTTTGTTTTACCAGTCAATTGAATTAATCCACGACCACGATATTTGTAGCCGTCACCAGATGCTTCGTTACCATTACCCATACGATCAGCATAGATTTTGTTTGCAATCTTTTCAGGTTTCTTTTCATATGCAGCAGCACTTGCATCATCTGGAAAATATTTTCCAAATAATTTACGTAGTGTTGCGGCTTTGTAATTCAAATTTTCAGTTAAGAAAATAAAATTACCAGATTCGTGAGCGCATTGTGCAATGAATGCTGCAATACGTTGTGGTGTATTGATTTGATAATCTGGCAATAATTGACTGAGTGCATTGTGCCACTGGTCAATATATGGATTTTTTGGTAATAATTGTTTTAGTTGTTGTTTTGTTAGTTCCATTGTTTACTCCAATTTATTTTATACTTTCAAAAATCTCTTTTTGTTTTTTGTGCCACTCGTTCCAACCTTCAACTTTAATAACACACTCATGGTAAGTAGTATAATTCTCAATCACAGTTTTATGCAAATCTACGATAGAAACTTGTTCACCTTCAATTTTCTTTAAAGTGGCACAATTTTCTTTTAACGATTGTGGTGCTTCAGGAAACTTTGCAACAACTGGTACAGTAGTGGAACAACCAGTTAATAATGCAGTCAATAAAATTAGATATAGTTTCATTTCAACTCCACAGCTTTATTATGTTCTTCTATAATGATTCTTGTCACAGCATCTTGTCATTCTTTTTGCTTTACCATAAATTCCTGTTTCTGTTCTTCAGTCATGTCTTTCACAATCTCTACAGTATCACCTTTAACTAATCGATTAATATATTCGATTTGTATCTTACCTTTTTCTCTTACAACTTTTGTTTTTTCTACAATTTTAGTTTCTATTTCTGTGTTGACTTGTTTAGACTGTTCTTCTGCAAGTCTTACTTTTTCTTGCATTTCTTCGACACGAGCTCGCCACTCTTTCTCTACACTAAATCCACCTTTCCAATAAAGGCCTATACAGAAAAATACGATTGACGCATACTTAATGATTGTTGCATATGAGCCAACAAATGGAATTTTACTTCCAAAAAATCCTACAACAACACCAACTATACTTGCAAACAATACGGCATTAATTATAAATTCTAGAAATGCTGTAGGTAAAAAACTAAGAAGCCACATTTGCTTTCCTTCTTATAAAAGCCATTAAAGGTATTAAATTTCTTTTTTTCTTATTTACACCAGGTTCACCTTGAGGACCAACACCTATTCCAGCAATGACACCACCACCGGCATTGTTTGTGGGCATATCTTCTTGTATTGGCTTACACTTTTTATCAGTGCTACACCAATACATTCCTTCGCCACATTCTTTTTTAAATTCATTACTCATTTAATCTCTCTTAACACTTCGGCTATTTTTAAATCTACAGGTATATCAGAAGATAATACATCTTGTCCTTTTATACCTTTTACCACATCTGGCATACAACTTAAAAATATAAGGTATGTTTTTAAAATAGGTTGATCTTCTTTGGACATCTTAAAAAATAATAATCTAGTCAATGCTTCAGCACCAAAAACATTATATAAAACGACTAGATGATTTAATACTAGAAGTTCTTTTATTTCACCTATTTTTCGATACCTTCGAAACAACCTTTTTAAATAGTTGAATCTTTTCATATCTTCTTTAAACTCACTCATGATGCAATTAGGCTTATCATAAATCTTCATTGCATACATCAGTATATTTTCACTAGTCAAATTATCAAACAGCATTATTTTTCTTTTTAAATACCGTCAGATAGTAATTCATCCATACGTTGATCATCTCCAAGTTCAGCATAAAATTCATAAACCCCTTTATCATTCATAAAATATAAAATATAAACATTAGAATCTAAATCATCAAAACCAAACTGATTAACTTCAATTACCAGTTCATCACCTTCACGATCAGGTTCATATACAGCAGGTAAATCAAAACCATATCTATGTAAGGTTTTTCTTATCTTCTGTATACCCTGATCGGCAGTTAATATAATTTCATTTAATTCATTTCTTAAACGAAAATTAACTTCGGTAACAACATTCGGGTTGAGGACCGAAACAGAGTCCTCACCCGAAGGTTCATGTGCATCAATCGCTTGACCTTTTTGTATCGTTCCTATTACTTCTGAGGAATCGATAGCATCATCTTCATATCTCATTATTACGGTGCCAATAGAGTATCGTCAGCGCCATCACCGGAGATTGAACCCATAGCAACTAAGCACTCATACTGTACACGACCTGCACGACCACCAGATCCTTCTTTACGTAAGTTCCAACCAGCTAATACACCTTTCGAAGTACCTTCTTGACCAGTTAAGACTGGTGCAACAACAGCACCTGTACCACCAGCACCACCAACTGTAACGGTTACGTCGGAAGAATTATATTGTTCACCAACTGTAGTAACCAATGTACTACCAACACCCATAGAAAGTGTAGCCGTAAATCCTGTACCAGCAACAGTAGTGTTGGATGTAAATGGATTATTAGTTAGTGTTGGTAATGCTGTATAGTCACCTGCTTGTGTAATGCTAACCGCAGTAACATTACCACTTCCGTTGACTGTAGTTATAGTAAGTGTCGTTGCTGTACCTGTACCACCAGTTGCAGTAAATACTTGACCGGCTACATAACCTGTACCTGCTGCGGTGATTGTTACACCTACAGTTTTTGCATTAGCAATAGCTACTGCTTGAACAGTATTAGCACCAGTTATACTTAAAGTCGGACGAGCAGTGAAACCCGAACCAGCTGAAGTAATAGTCAATGTTGCAACATTACCTGTTCCAGATTTCTCCGAAGCGGAAACACCAAATACACCAATCGTTGCACCTGGAACAAATGCATCGGCGGTTGTATTTGTGTATAAGACATCACCATTAGCGGAGACACCAAGTCCTCCAGCTACTGCATATTTTGGTGCGCTAGTATTAGCGTCTGTGTTTGACCATAAAGGCATTTTATTTCTCCTAAAAATTGTTTTACTTGTTATTTATGTTAATGATCTCTGTCATCTCTGGTTTTTACCATTACTGGATTTGGTTCAAATTTATCGTCTGGATTAGTTTTTTTCTTAACTAACTTTTTGATAATTTCAGATTTGCGAGATTCTGAAATAGTTTCTTCGCTAACTGATTTCCAACCACCACCCATTTCTTTATATTTCTTTGCAGCCCAACCATTTGCGTAGGCTGATGGATATACATCAAACTTAGCTTTTGCTTGTGCTTTGGCCTGAGCCCACTTTTCAGGTGAAGTTGGAACATTCTTTTCTTCTAACTGTTCCATTTCTTCCTTAACGTGTCCGTACTTCTTTTTATACCAGTTAGGCATACCACTCTTTTGACGGAAATATCTCACTGTCGCAGAATCATTTGCTTGGTCACGGTATTTGTTTTCTGCGGTTGTGTTGTGACTTTTCATTGCTTCTGCTGCTTCATGTGCATCTTTAGCAATGTGAATCAATTCAGCATCCGTTTTCTTGTGATATTCATGACCCTCTAATGGATGGCGCTGTGATGGGCGACCTTCAGAAAGTTCAACTTCTTCTTTACGCATAGCAGACTTGATTCTATCTTTTAGACTTGCGGCGTGTTGTTTGGTAACCATACCTTTTCTGGCACCCTGTGAGGCGACTTGTGCTTTAAGTCTTGTCATCAAACTGCCCGATGAATATGGCTTATCTGAAGTTGCTTGCTTCATGCCTGTTGATCTGGGATTTTCGTGATGATAGTCATAAGAACGACTGCTTTCATCATCAGGATCAGTAACTTTTTTTGCTACTGAAGTTGAACGCCACTTTGCTGCTTCGTCTATTTCCACTTCTTCTTTGTTGTATTTCTTTTTCAAATACTTGTCAACCTTACGTTCATATTCACCTTTTGGTTTCTTAGGAACAGGTTTGGCATGTGGTGAAGGAACATAAGATTCGACTTTGTATTTCTTTTTGATTTCAGATTGCTTTGAAAGTCTTTCTTTATCATCTTCAATATCATAAGATTTGCCTAATTCTTTATAGTAATCGGGATGTGGCAAACCAGATTTTTTACGCAATTTAGAATGTGTATCTGCGACAGATTCATTCATTTCTGCTGTCATGTAATTCGCAACGGTTGAAATATAATCTTCTGCTACAGTAATTTTAGATTGCACCCACTCAGGAAGATTATCAGCATCTTCAATCATATCGTGCAATCTTTTAGCATTCGCAATGATAGAACGCAAGTCGGATTTAGCCATATCACCTTCACGGTCATATTCACCCTCATCATACTTGTCTTTCTTTTCTTCTTGCATAGCTCTTTTCTTTACATGTTTTACTTGTTGATCCCATTCTTTTGTGCCAACAGTATAATGTTCCTCATCATCTTTTGATCCACCAATTTCAGGTTTATCATGTTGAGGGTCCAATTTAGCAAATCGAATGGATTTAAAAACATCCGAAAACTTTTTCATAGTTAGTCCTTCATCGCGTTTTTGGTTGCAGTAGCATACATTACCGACTTAGCATCATCACCATAACGATCTTTGAAACCTTGAATGCCTTTTTTCATTGACTTTACGATTTTCTCACGTTTGTCCATTTCAGCATCAGTCATTGAACGCTCATCAATTGTATCGATTTGAACACCATTGATTTCATCAGCATCATACATTTCAAGTTCAACTTCTTCCATTTTTACACCTTGTGATGCTGCTTTAGCAATCTGTTTGTCATTGCGAATTTTACCTTCAGATTTTGCTTGAGCAATTTCAGCTTCTTTTTTATACTCATCGTTCGTTGGTTCTTCGATCATTAAATTTTCTACCAAAGATTCTGCGCCATGTTGTCTGTAAATGTCCAACATCTCTTTCATAGTCTTTGCCTTTTTCTTTGGCATATCATCTGCATCATCTGGTTCTGCTTTGTACTTACGTGAGTAAACTGTGCCAGTAGAAATTTTCTTTTTCTCGAAAGAACTTTGACCGGCAGCCATACGTTTTTTAGCATCTGCTACAGTTGGAAAAGCTTCGTCCATTTGTTCAACTTCTTCTTTCTTCATAGATTTTTTCAATGCATGTTCAGCACTTGTTGCCCAAACATGATGTGGTTGATCTTTGTAGTTAGGTGAACCCATGTGTGTAGGATTATCTTTTTTTGCTTTACCATCTTTAACAGCATAACGGTCTTTGTTATAAGCATCTTCTTCGTTCATTTCAACTTCTTCATTCTTTTTACCATAGTAATTGTCTTTGTAGAGGCGTGATGTTGCTTTACGTAAACCTTTTGAACGGTCTTTTGATTTGTCACCAATTGCTTTGTTGACATATGAACTAATCATTTTTCTACCTGCTGATGTATCACCAACTTCATCGATTTGTTCAACATCTTCTCTTTTTAATTTGCTATCAGCCATTGAAGGACCTACAGCAATACGACCCATAGCTTTTGCTTTGTTTTTAGCACTGGAAAGAACTTCACCAGCCACATGTCCTAAAGCACCACCAATTGCAGCACCGACTGGTCCACCAGCAACAGAACCTAGAGCAGCACCTACACCAGCACCCTTAACACCTTCTTCTACTTTTTTCTTACTACGAAGAAGTTTAAAGTCGTGTGCATCAACTTTACCATTCTTATTGGCATCAATCTTGTGTTGATTACCTTTAAGTTCTTCATTGGCCATAATTGAAACAACAGCACCTTCAACGCTGTTTCCATTTACAACGTTTTTAGTTGGTTCTGTTTTAATTTGTGCTGCTGCAGCAGCAATTTCTTTTGTTAGTTTGTCTTGAAACATTTTAGTTCTCCTGATTTAGTTTTTGTTATCTTGTGACTTCTTCCCAATCCATCGATGCGTATATATCAGAACCATTAACTGATGCTGCCACACATAATGTGAGTTCGAAGGGTGTATTGGTCAATCCATTTCTTTCTAATTGAAATTTGAATAGTGCTTCTCTAAGAATATCCACTGGTATAGAACTTTGTGTAGTAGAAGTTGTAAAGCCCGATGCTAATATTCTTCCACCTGAAATTGTTGCGGCATCTAATTTATATTCAACAGCCGAATTATCTCCTGCACTTACCCATGTTCCACCTGTTGTTGTACCACCCGCCCTGAGTTGCCAGTTATAATATGAGTTGTTAGTTAATGCTAATAAAGATAGTGCAGTAATAATGGCAATCGCATCTAATCTATCCGATTTCAATCTCAAAGAAATGAGATTATAATATGTTCCAGCAACGGCCAAATCAATTGGGCTAGTAACTGGTGTGCCTACGGCTTGCTGCGATCCAAGCAACTCATATCCACCTTCAGATATAACGGTTGAACAAATCTGTTTTAATGTAGAATTACTTGTTGTAATACCTGTGTTCTTGATTTCATAACGCAACGGTAAAGATGCCGTTGTCATATAAGGAACCAAATTCTTATTATCATTATGAAATATATGAGCAGGAACCATTTTACCATCAACCACAAATCCACAACGAACATCACCAACACCCAACCATTCAATATCCATCCAAAGAATATTAGTTTTACTTACATCGATGCCGTTAGTATGTTCAGCACCACCACTTTGAGATGAATAACCCGTGCCGACAAACTTGTCTATATTCCAATCTGTTTGTGTAACTTTTGTTTCTGTAATTGTCCCTGATGTATTACTTCTCAGCACAAAATAGTTTGCTGTTCCATCATTCTCAAGATAGATACCATTCTCAGCACCATAATAACCAACTCTCTGACGAACATTTGCTTTAGGTGTCTCCATAGCAAATGACGACATCATCAACAAAGACTTACCTGGTTGATATGAAAACACTCTTGTTGTCTCACGAATGACTTCGGCATTTGCTGTAGTTCCCACAGTCATCGCAATCATACTTTGATTGTTTACAAAAGCATATGAACTATTTCCTTCTGTATTTGATGTTGACCACAGTCCGTTGTCAGTAAAACGGTGCGAACTATCAAAAAGAGTAAATGGTTGTGATAGACGAAGGCGACCAAACGCATCTGTCATTGTGCCCGATGGTGTAAGACGATCAGACATCATATTCACTTCATAACGAGTGAATACTTGTCCTGAATCTATCTTGTGTAAGTCGGTTCTAAATTGTGCCACTTAGCAATTCCACTTTCTCAAAGATAATGCTTTTCTTGTTGGACGACCTTTTTCATCCTTCATAGGACCTGGCATACCACCCATACGAGCGCAAAATGATTTACGGCGATTCGCTGCTTTACTTCCTGGTTTTAATTTTGATGGTGGTGTAGTCACAGCCATTGACAATTTTGAACCAGGATTTTCACGGCGATAAGAAGCAATACCTTTACGATTTAATCCACCTTCAGGATTTTTTCCTTCTTTACGTTGCCATGCGGCAGATTCTTCCAAATCTTCATTTATTTTGGCAGCTTTTAGAATACCACGAACTAATGGTGCCTTTAATTGCTTGTGACGAGGAACAGGAATATGATGCTTAGCTTCTGGATGAGTAAACACATCGTGACCACCGGATGTTCTAGTTAATTCCCAACCAGATTTTCTAAGATGCTTATGTACTGCTCTAGTGTCCATATTAGCACCAGGCATTTCATCAAGTTGTTCTTCTTTTACACAAGAACCTGGTGAATAAGGTTTTTTACCAGGTACAGGTTTATGACCTGGCCAACATCTCTCTAACATTAATTCTTTAAATGTTTTCATCCTATCGGCCTTTTTGCTTTGAATGTCGTTAAATTAATACCTTTTCTTTTTAACTCACCTTCTTTTTGATCACCAATAGAAGCTGTTGTTTCATCACCAGTCATTTCTACTGTAGTAACTTTATGGGATCTTTTTTTAATTTTTTCTCCCATATCTCTACCAATACTTTCACCTGCACCAGCCATTGATAGACCAGGTTCAATACCACGATCTATTTCGTTGATTTGTTCTTCTGACCAGGTTTTCTGCCTCTGCCTGATTTCTGAGAGGGTGATTTTGTTTCTTGTTTCTTTGGCGATGGCTTCTTGGATGCTGGTGCCTTCTTTTGCGTCTTTGGTTTCTCTTGAACTGTTTGTTCCTGAACTGGTGCTTCCACTGGTGCTGAGTATTGTTCTACTCTCTGTGAGAAGTCCTGGTTTGGAGCTGTCGATGCTCCCTCTAACCCGTGCTTGTTTGGATTCTTCAATCCAATTCCGAATAGTTCCTTTATAAACTTCAACATTTTCAATCTCCTCTTTTAGTTTAATTACATAACCATTTTTATGTTTCAAAACGATACCTTGTTTCGTATGTGCTTCTTTTGCTGCAACAGAGCGCAACATGAAAACTCTAACTCTACCTTGTTTATCTTTCAATAAATTATGTTGACTTTCATCAAGCATATCTTGCATCATCTCATTAGTGATCATGGTATTTTCCATTTTCTCACCAAAGGGTTGCATAAATTTACCTAATGTTATAGCATCAGTCTTTGAATCAGACAAAGCATATGATTCTTCATGGGTTACATTATTATTGAATGTAGTAAAGAAGTCTTTTACTTCATCAACTGTATCACCAGTAACCGAAACTGTTACAGCTTCAGATAGTTTTCCTTTTCCAAAATTAGAAACATTCACAGGTTTACCACCTTTGCCACCTCTGTCTGCAACAGGATCATGTTTACGTTTTGCTGCGACAGCAGATGCACGTTCTTTCTTGGACAATGAAGCACGTTTTTCGTTTGACATACATTTTGGTTTTGGTTCACCAGGTTCACGAGCGCAAGGACCAATTGCTTCACCTTTACTATTAATTCTTTTCCAACCACCTTCTGGATCAGTTTTACTAAACCACTTACGCAAATCTTCTGAAATAAGATTTTCAAATTCGTCATCAATAGATTCTTTTTTGACTTTAGATTTATTATCAACTGGTGAAGAACCTGGTGTTGGTAATTTTGGTTGTTCTGGTTCTTTGTTTGTTACTTGTACTAATTTGTCATGCACTGAACGGTGTGTAGTTTTACCATTTTTACCGTAACGGCCAAATCCATAATATTGTAATCCCATCTTTCTAGCTTCATCAGCAGCACTAGATCCACTTGGTGGAATCTTTTCTGCACCTTTTGTGTCCGGCTTTAATGTATCTTTTTGTTGAAGTTCATTTGCTACCCATTCTTGAGCAGCAGGAGATTGTGGAGGTTGTGCAACGAACTCTTTAACATTCTTAAAGAGTTGCAACATTTCCATTTTCTTTTCTTTAACCACATCAGGTGGCGCTTGTCGCAAATCTTCCGAGTTGTCAAACTCCATATAACGATCAGAAAATATCTTTGCGTATTCTGTACGTGCGTTTTGAACATTGTCCCATTTTTCTTTACGAATTGTTTCTGGTACAGTTCTACCACCTCTTTGACCACGTTCAATGTTTCTTTGTGCAGACACTTCATCATTTGTATTGACAAGAATCATTGAGGTGTCGTAACCCAATTCTTCTAATTTTGATTTAATTTTTGCAACCTTTTTAGGATCATCGCCTGTACCATTGATGATTAAACCGTTTCTTCCCTGTAATGCTAAACGTTGACGTAATTCAGTTACACTCTTAGCTTTGCCTCGAACGATATCTCTCGCTTCAGTTTCATTCTCAGGCATTCTCTTATCAAGTCCTTTTTTATCCATTAAGAACTCTAAAGCTTTATCAGAATTAATTTCTGTTAATCCATGGCCATCTAATGTATTACTTAACACATAATCTTTACCTGAACCTGGACCGCCTGCTAAAAATACTGCTTTGAAAATACTTTGATCATGTACACCTTCAACGAGAAGTTCTTCGAATTCTTCATTGATGCTTTCTTTAATGTTCATACCTTTACGCACATCATTATACATGTCTTTTACCTGATCAACTGACATTTTTGATGGTGCGCCTTTTTTAAAAGTTTTGAAATCTCCCTTTGCGGCAGCATCACGCATCTTTGATGCGGAGATACCCTCTGCGCCTTCTGCATCTGGGTCACGTTCACCGGCAGATTCTACACCCATGTATTTAAAATTAAATCTAGCACCCTTATGTGTACCATTATATTTTTTGAGTAATTTTAAATATTCGAGAGCTCGATCAGAACCAGCAACCATGTGAAAATGAGTTACACCTTGTTTGTATAACTTTTCGGCATATTCGAAAAATGTGGGAGATTCACTGGATGCTGCTACAAATTTTGTATCGGGAAATGCACGCTTAGCGTGTTTCATTTTTTGCTGTACTGTAAGAGGATTTTTCTTCGGATCTTGAGAATGTGACAGTACGATGTGGTGGGATGCGTCAAATTGCTTAGCAATTTTTTTGACTTCCTTGACTACTTTTTCATGGCCGTTCGTAATCGGATTCATACGGCCGAAAGCCATGACAGCGTGTTTTTCTTTCTGTTCTAATAGAAAGTCTTTAAATTTCATATTTCTCCGCCTCTACAGCAGTTAGTCTAATTTTATCTTGTATTTATAATTTCTCTTACCTGAGGTTTTTATGTCCTATAAACTTCACCAGAGGTTTTAGAACTTGATCTTTTTTTAATCAATTCTAAAATTTTAGGGTCACTAACCTGATCTTTGTAAGGTGCAAAAAGTGCTCGGTCATGTACTTCAGCTTCTTTTCTTGGAGGAGAGACATAGTATATTGCTAAAGATTTTCTGTACATTCCTGGAGGACAATTAATCGCATCAGGAAGGCCATGCCACGAATTCTGCGTAGTGTCGAAAATTACAGCACGGTTAAATTTATTATCAATTTTTTTAATACATTCTTTTGGTAAATTTTTTTCCTCATCATTTGACCATAATTCCAACCCTCCACCCCAAGATTCTTGCCAAATTGGTGTCATGTAAATGATAATATTAATTCTTCTTTCCATTTCAAGTTTTGGATGAATAGAATAATCTTTATGTAAATTCAATTTTCCGTTGCGACCATGCATGTGCCACCCGCCGCCGTGTAATCCATAATCGGCAGCCAAATCATCAATACCTGTAATTTTTTTTACTTTTTCTATAAACTCATCACCATTCATTAAAGAAAAGAATTGATATGTTTCTTTTGGAAACAAATTCCAGTTTGAATTAGTTCTTTTATTTTCTATTGGATTATCATAGATAGACCAAACGTTATCATTATAGTCGGGAAATTCTTCTGACAATTTTAAAGCCGTTTCTTCATCAAAAAAATTATCTATAACACAATGAGAAAATGGTTGTCCATTTTTAAACTCATTTTGTAATTTTTCATATTCAAATTCATTAATCATATTAATATCTTTCCATTTGTCCCGAAACCGATACGATGCCAGAACATTTTATTCTATCAAATTCAACTATATGTGTTTTATCTAGACAAAGATAATGAGCATGTTCGAAATCGATTCTATGTTGCATCACGTTGTTTAACATTGGTTGAATTTGTTGTAAGTAATTATCCAATAAAGAAGGACAAAAGGAATACATTCTTGTAATGTAGAGATGATCAGTTATATTCTTTTTTCTTTCGGGTGGCATCCAAGATGGCAAAGATTTCTTAAACACATACTTACCAAAAAGATTATCATACTCATTAATGTCGAAATCATCTTCTAAAAAACTTCTCGCTGAAAATTTGAAAATTCTTTTGACTCCATGCAAAAAACTCATAAATTCAGGAACACGTTTAAATAAAATAAAGGTATTAAATAATAGTAAAAGTTCAGCCTCACTTTGTCTACCTATTGATGACATTGAATTTATTTCTGGATGTTCTCCAAACCAAATACATTGACAATGTTGACTGATTATTTTTTTCGTTTCTTCGGGAACTGGATCAGGCGAACCATCTACAAGAAGTATAGTGGCTTCAGGCACTTTTTGTTTTAAATTAATTAGTGTTTCTACTGTCTGTTGTAATCTTTGAGTACTATTCACAACTCCAACTTTTGAATTTAAAGCTGAAGTAACAATAAATAAAATTTTATTAGGAATTAAAGATACATCCATGCTTGGTCCTTGTCTCGTTCTACATTAATTGATATTGCTCTAGGGTGTGGATTCGCATTATTAAAATCATTTATTAATATTCTAGTAGAATTTTGTAATCCTATAATTAATTCATAATTTTTAAATCCTAGAGATGTGAGTAAATTATGAGTTTGTCTTTCTAAATTTTTAGGTCTAGAAGTTACAAATATAAATTGAGCTCCATTTTTCTGTAAATCTAATAGTTTATTAACAGTTTTTTCTAAAGCAATATAAGAACTATAAAAGTTATTTTGTCCAACTCTACTTTGTGATACTATTAGTGTGCCGTCTATATCACAAAATATAACAGGTTTGTTATTGTATTCATGCCAATCTTCTTGCGTTCCTACATCCGTGTAATTTTTAACCGAAACTGAACTGAAAATTTCACCATCTTCCAGTTGTTTGGATATTACATCTGAAACAAAAATTTCTCTATTCGTTTGAGATTTTTTTAATTGTTCAAATGTGTCACAATATGATTGAACATTTTTAAATCCGTAACCACCAACACAAAAGGTATCAGATACAACTTTTTTTTCTATAATACTAGTAATTATACCTTGTTCATTTTTTATAACAAAACTTTTTGATGATAATTTTTTCAATACCTCATGATCAGCTATATTTGAAGTGCATACGAAGTTTTCGGTTTCAACTTTATCCATATGAAAAAAACTGTCACAATCTTTAACTAATAATTGTTGTGTTAAATCAATATTAGATTTTTTTATGATTTTATAAACAGTGTCAGCCGGACCTTCGGTCATTTCTTCTAAAATAACCACATTAATTCTATCACCAAATTCATACTTCAAAAAATCTACAGAGTTAAATTTTTCATCATGTTGTTTTAAAACTCCAACCGTTATATTATGTTCGGTTTTTAACCAAGGATCCAGAGCTCTCTGTATCATCATTTTATGACCGTAATCATATAATAGATATTTGGGTTTAGTATTGGGAAATCTGGTTGAAAGTCCTGCTGCAGGTACAATTATTTCCATAATTTTTCAATCGCCTTCAAAATAAACTGATGATTATTATCACCACTCTTAGTGTGCCTATAAACTCTTAATAACATCAATATTAATAAATTATCATCTTTAGCCAAGGGAAAAGAATTCAGTATTCTCTCTTGTAACTCATTTAATTTTACATCTAATCTTAAGTCTGTCTCTCTAAGAAACCATTTACACTCTAAATCTTGTCTAAGTTTAGCTATATCAAATATATAAGAATCATATTCTATTGTTACTGGATCAATCATAACGAATTTGTTTTCTGTATAAATTAAATTTTCTAAAGTAAAATCTCCATGATAATGTGATCTGGGTATTTTTTTAGGTAAAGAATATATAAATTCTTCTTTAGAGAAAGGTAAATCATTCACATCATCAAGAAAAGATAACTTTTTATAATATGTTTCAGTGTAATCTACAACTTCACTATTTTCAGAAAACTGTTTTAATATATCAAATATAAAATTAAAAAGAAACTTTATATTATGTGTTTTTAAATATTCTTTCATATCAAGACCATGGATATACTCCATGTTCATGAATGTTTTTCCATCACTTTCAAAAATTAATGGTACATTATAGTTGTTTTCATAAAGAAACTTCATTCTTTCAAAATTTCTTTCTATATCTCCAGTTTTTTCAACGTATAAAATATTATCGTTTTCAACCAAAGTTATTTTATTTCCAGAATGTCCTTTTAATTCTTTGATTATTTTTTTGAATTGTTTGTCCATTCTTCGTAATCATCTCGAATCAATGAGTGCCAAGTTCCGTTGTGGGATCCTGGTGGAAAAGGATTATTCATATTAACATAAACCAAATTTTCACCAAATAAATTATGTTCATGTAAATTGGCTTTCATCAAATCTTCACCTATGAATAATGTTTTCAAATCATCATAGTAGTGATTTATGTTCATGAAAGTTGACATATATTTTTTCATATTATTATATGATGAAAATGCGAACTGGTCATTTCCAAAATCTCTTTCTGGTACCATTCTACAATTTGGTATATAAAGTTTGTTTGAATCTAGTGTTTCAAAAGGAATCGAAACATTCAAAGCATAATCAGTTCGAGTTCTTATTACCCAATTATAATCAGTCCGATTGTTTAATGATTCGTGAACCAATAATTCTAAACACCTATACATAGAATCAAACATCGAATATGTAAATCTTGGTGGATATTTTTCTCTATTTGGTGTATGCGTATAGTAATCATCCAACTTAAATCCTTGTTCAGTATTTGAGTAAGGATCACTAAATTTAAAAGATTTTGGTTTGTAAAGATCCAAAAACTTTTCTTCACCATCAAATTTCCAGCTATGAATGTAAACATCTACATCATAATTATCTAAGAGATTTTTTTTATAATATTCGTAACCTTTTTCAAACGATCTGGCTTGTCCAGAAAAACATAAAGCTATTTTCATCTTTTTATTCTCACAGGAAGGTTTTCTATAACAAAGGGTACATTATTATTCCATAAATTGCGTAACAACATCATATGTGGACAATATCTATCATCTCTATGAATCCTGATGTTTTCTTCACCGTATTTTTTAATACTTCTCAACCATTCTTCAAACTTAGGTTCAAATTTAGTTGAGTGTATATTTTCATATTCATCATACAAAAAATAATGTTTAGCATATTTTTGAGGTATAATTGCAAATATATCCGATATTAAATTATACGATTCTTCTAATGGTGTTACTACAAAATCAACTTGTTCCTTTAAAGTAAACTGTTCGTATATGTCAATGTCATATCTACAATAGAAGATGTTATCATAATTATTTCTCACTAAAGAATACGCCTGTTTTCTAGCAAAATTCATCGATGCGTTTGCAGCAACCTTATCGATGGGAGCAGGTTTAGGGTTATTATGGCGAATTCTTTGTTCCATTTCTTCAAACATACCTTGATAATTGGAGTAATCATCAAATCTAAAGTTTATAGGTTTTAGATTATCGACTACAAATCGCTTTTCATCCGCGTCTGTAGTCCATAAAAAACAATAAACATCTAAATCATTGATTCGAATAAACTCTTTGATGTTTTCAACAGTATCTTTAAAAGTCCTGAATTGTCCAGAAAAAACTATGCAATTTTTCATTTGACCCAAAACCACGTATCGTTTTCACCACTATTAACTTCTTTATTTACTTTCTGAGAAAATTCATTAACAGCCCTATTAACTCCCTCAATTACCGTATAATCATGTCCAGAAAATATTGATCCGGTTTTTAGTTTGGAATAATAATTATCACAGTCTTTACTTAGTTGGTCATAAGTATGAAGTCCATCTATAAAAATTAAATCAAAAAATTCATCTTCAAAAAGACTAACCGCTTCATCAGAATTACTTCGTATAAGTTTAAATCTATCACCAAATGGTTTAAATCTATCCACCACATGTTGATAAAGTTTCTGTCTCTCATTCAAATGATTTCCATTCCAATCAACATAATCATCATACGGGTCAATAGAATATAAAGTTAAATTAGGATTACATTCTAGATAAGAAAATGCTGTATCACCGATATCACAACCAATTTCTAAAACAACAGGTTTTTCCATTACAGAAATAAATTGTTTAAAGTGGTACCCAGAAGGCCTAAATTCTCTTTTTTCTGTTATATTAAATGCTTCAGAATTCGTATTAATTACTAACATATCACTCATATTTTTTCTCCAATGTATTTTTCATTTCAGGTACTCTATCGTACTGGTGTACAATATAAAATTGTTTTCCTTCAGATGTCGTTACAATTCCATCTTGTAGTTTAGGTTTGGCTTCCAATAAAACAGGATCAAATTGTAATGCTTTTGATGGATCTCCTGTTGTACCTAACTGTGCTGCCCAGCCTTCTTCAGAACGCGTATACTTACTCAATGAAGTGTAGGGATTTTGACTAATCATAAAGTTGAAGGTTGATTGGTCACAAATAGGAATTGGACGATTCAAACAAGAAACAAAAATGTTTAGTGCTAAATCACGAATAGCATATCCATGTCCAGCCAAAACACCCACATTGAATATCTCATTATTTTTAAACTGTTCATAAATGTAAGGACCAAAAGTTTCTTTTAAGTTTTGATCACCCCATGGTTCATCTTTGTATCGAATACTTTCCGAAGCAAAAAGTAAATTTTTATTGACACATTCCTTTTCCAAAAATTCAATAGGATTTTTTTGAAAGACTACATCTTTAACATCAGTAGTAATTACGTATCGATAGTCCTTATCTTTTAGATAGTTGTATATGTGCAAAAATCTTTCAGTATGCACTGGCATATTAGAGGAATATGTTAAATTACCTTCTTCGTCTTTTTTGAAACCTATAACATTGAATCCGGATTCAACAACTTTATTTACTGTATCTTTGTCACAATTCATAAGAATCATGACCTTATCACCCTGAAATCCGGATTTATTGATAGAGTTGATCCAATATTTTAATTTGGACCAATCGTAGTTGGTGGAACATCCTATAATCAAATCTCTCATTCACATTCTCCAAAAAAATTATATATTCTTTATGTATTTCTTAAACCTCTGAACCTTTTGTCCTGGTGTATCTTCTATATATTTACGTGTTAGTTCTGGTCTACCCCATTCTCCTGCGCCAGCCTTAGAAACAAACTCTTGTTCTTCATTTATACCACCGATTCTTTCCACTGAACCATCTGGTTTCGCAAAATATGCCTCAAATGTTACGTCTGTAAAATCTTTTTTCAAACGTAAAAATTCTTTTAGGTTTGCCATACTATCATCGAATAAACGAACGTGGGAAAATTTACCTTGTTTTAAATAATTATATATTATAACATACTTAGCGTGCGCTGGCGACAACTTTGTTAATTTGCCTGCACGTTCGACTCTTACCTTGTTTATATCTAAACCATATTGCCTGAATGTATCCAAAAATGTTTCTTTGTCATCAAAATCATTACGTGCAGTCAAAATAATCATCTGACTACCCGGTTTATTTACAACATTACGGAGTATTGCTTTTGCCTTAGCAAACATTTTGGCAATAGGCTTTGATTCTTCTTTAAACTTTTTTGCATCACGAAATTGGCGATAATCAAATTCTTCACCTTTCTTTAATTGATAGGTATTAAATTCTTGATTATTTAATTCACGAACAACTTTACCATCTTTCTTCACAGCAATCTTAGCAGTTGTATGAAAGAGTGTGTCATCAATATCGAATATAGTTAAACCAGAACCAGACTTCGTAGAATCTTTTTGTTCATTCATCGACTTGAATATTTGAATTCTTGATTCTTGTTTCCTAACCCATTCGTCAGAAGGTTTACCCTCACCTCTGTAATAAGCAAGTGGTCTCTGTGTTTTTTTAGAAACTAAAGCCCACTTACCATCTACTTGTTTTAACATCAAGCTGCCTTTGCTAAATTTTTATCTTTATAATCTTTTATAGCTGCTTTGATTGCATCTTCCGCCAGAATCGAACAATGAATTTTGACTGGTGGTAATGCAAGTTCCTCAGCAATTTGGGTATTCTTGATCGCCATCGCTTCATCAATTGTCTTGCCTTTAACCCACTCGGTGACAAGCGACGACGATGCAATCGCCGAGCCACAACCATACGTCTTAAATTTCGCATCAGTAATTACTCCGTCATCAACTTTAATTTGCAACTTTAAAACGTCACCGCAAGCTGGCGCACCAACTAATCCTGTACCAACAGTCGTGTCACTTGTATCTAACTTTCCTACGTTTCGTGGATTCTCATAGTGATCCATCAATTGACTAGAATAAGCCATTTTTATTCACCAGTTTTTTTAAACATTCCCATTACTTTCGCCTGCAAATTTTTTGCAAACTGTGGTTGCGGAAAATTCCAACCAATAAATGCTCCAATTAGTAACCAGAAAAGTGTCTCTAACATGTTAGTCTCCTTTATCCTCTTGTTAGTTTTAAAATCTTTTGTATTTGATCTTCGACCAATTTTTTTCTATTTGGCCAATATATGTATTCTTTATCCGCGGTCTGTAACAACTTAGTGAAAAAAGGTAATACTAATTTTTCTACCTGTTGAAGTCTTGCTTGAAATTCTTCGGCAGTATCAGCCTTCTCATTTATGACCGCATTATATTCTTCTTCAGATACGGCAGAAAAACCAAAGTCATCATCACCATACTCTTGCAGTATTTTATTTAAATCATAAGCCATTATTTACTCCAATTCTTTGCGGCATTAAAGTTTTGTTGCGAAAATTCCATTCTATCGATAAGTTTCAATGCACCACCACTTAATCTATCTACTGCAACAAAACCTTCTGGACCAGTAACTTTGAAACCATCTTCAGTATTTACAAAAGTACTTACTGAAGATTTTATAGATTCTAATTTTCTGACTATCATTATCTTGGCGTCTACAATTAAGTTCATTAAGTCAAAAATTGCCGCAAGTTGAGATGCACTACTTCTGTAAAATCTAATCAGTTCAGATTTTTCTGCGATTCTTTTTTTCCTCGTATCTTCTTTCTTTGCAGCAAGAATTTCTTTATTCAACCTATCTTCTACCCAACGAATCAATTCTGTAACATGTGTTCGAGTGTTAGTTATTTTTTGACCTGCTCTGACTTTCGTATTATTAAATGTTTTAATTTGTGTATTTAAAATATCTGAAGAAGATATTCTATTTAGAACTAGAGGATTGATTGTTTGAAATACTCTGCCTGCTTGAGATAGAACATTCGTAATTAACTTAGTTTCTGTTTCAGTAAATGTTGCAGTACCAGAGGCATCAACAAATGAAGCATCTCTAAACCAAACATCTTTAGTTTGTTTTAAATTACCAATATCAATATTAAAAGAGGCCTTCAATGTATCCATGGTTCTACCAGAATACGATGTATGAAACACGATACCCATTTGAGCTGCCATCATTTTTGAAGCCATAACAGAATCAGTAGGCACAGCATAAACAATTGTATTAGGCTGAAATGTAATATATGATTCGCCGTCTATACTTTGTTTTTGTATATCACCTTTAGTGAATAACATGTCACCTTGTAATATACCTTTAATTTCTAACTTTGAAAGAAAAGCAAGTGCTGTTTTTAATTTTTCATTTAGTCCTCCACCAGGATGATTCTTATCAATATCATCATCAGTATAATTTAATTTACCTTCTTTATTAAAAACTGATTTTGTGCCGACGAAAAACTTTCCATTTTCTGGATTAGTACCACAAATTACAGCAGGAGCACCATCCCATTTTGTAGTAACATTCACTTTGGATTGAGAATGACCTGCTAACATATCACGCAATGCACGGAGAAAATCAATTGACTCTCTTGCACCTTTTATGCCTCTGTTTAATACATTATCTTCTAAATGTTCTAAGTGAAGGTTAGCTCCTTCTTTCTTAGATTCGGTTAAATATTCTGAGAATTTCATTAGCTATACTTTATAAAAATACTACTGTTCTTAGTTGCTGATGATCCATATTCAAACAACCATTTAACAACTTCATTTTCTTTTTTTTCGTTTATAATGGTATAAACATAATGTATGCCTAAAAATTTTGACATCCACCAAGTCTTATCTTTCTTTTGACAAATCATAGCTTCAGTCATTAAATCTTTTACTGATTTTTTACTTTTACTTAATTCTTTAAACATTGTAGCAAATTCTTTTAGAATCTTATCATTAGGTTTTTCAATATGAGTACCGAAAGACGAAGGTATCATTAGTTTAGTTCTTGGTATCCCAGATTCTAATGCAGCAGTCATTACAATGCCACCACCAATTTTTCCACCTGCTGCTGTTTTACCTTTAATTTCTCCTTGCCAAGAACTTGTAACCGGACGACTTGAGAAATTTCTAAGTTGTATTTCACCTTCTTTACCTTCTGATTTATATTTCAGATATATGTCTTTTGAACTAAACATATCATCACTAATTTTGTACCCATTCCATTCTGCGATGAGAGGTTTACCATCATTAAATATTTTAGAATGTGCATCACCTTTTGGTACCAACTTCAAAGAAATTCCAATTAGATTCTTATGTGCAAATTCATCATAGATATATCGATTATAGTCTCTAAGTGTTGACCAGTCTTTTTCAAATTTAAATCCTTTTTTTGCCATCCAAATGTCAGCAGGATTCCATTTATCATCTCCAGATAAACCACTTTCTTTTCTAAATTTTCCGAACTCTTTATAAATGTCGCCGACTAATTTTCCACCACGGTAAAACATATATTTACCTTGAGGTTTGACATCTTTAAAAATTTCATTGGCTGTAGTTATGACACTGTGATACCAATTTGCATTTAAACCTTTTAAACATTTATCCAATGGTCTATCACACTCAGCATCACCAATTGTTTTATTAGTTATTTCTGTAACATCGGTTAGTGGTTTACCAATGAATTGTCTCGTAGCACATGCATAAGCTTGTAAACTCTCCGCGAGAGCTGTAATCTCTGCACCTGCACCTGAAATTCCATCAGCCATCTAATACTCCTAGTAGTTTTAGGAGTATTTATCCTAACACGGTTACCGAATGATGTCAATCTCTTTTTCGCCTGTCCAGACCTCTATTTCAGTTCTGAGTCTGTTTTCTGTCTTTAGTGTTTCATAACGATTAACAGCTTTCTTTCTCCACCACTCAATTACATTCTCCAGATGAAACTTCTCATAGTTTTCACCAGCAACCAGTTTAGTTGTTTTTCCATTAACATAATCAACCATATTACTGAAGCCATAATCTGAAACATAATATCGTTTCTGTTCATTCAGATTCTTTGCATTTTCAATCGTTCGTTTAAACTTATCACCTTCTGGTGTTCCTCTTAGAGAAACGTTAATGAGTGATACCATGGCGTTTGATATTTTCAACTTTCGACTTGATGCACCTTCTGGTGCCAGTGGTTCACCAATAATATTTTCGATATACTCTTTCAGGTTAGTATATGTCTCACCATGTAACATCGGAAGAAAATCACTATCTGTTAAACCTTTATGACGAATGAGTGGTTTCATACCATCATATTGAGAGACTGCTTTTGTAGAGCCATACAAACTTGTTGTTTCAAATAAACAAGTTGTCATATTATATTTCTTGTCCAACATTTCACGAACTTCATGTGTTGTACATATCGCAGCCATCAACTTACCACCAAGATAATTATAACCAAATGGCTGTGCTGGCACAATTACAAAACCCATAATAGCACAACGATTAAACATCTGTGCGCCACCATCAATTTGTGTGAACACTTGACCCAACATTTCATTTCTCGGTTTACAGTTAATCACTGGTGAACCAAGGCGAATGAAACCAACCCACTTATTTGTTTTCTTTTCCAACACAGCAAGTCTCAAACAACGGCCAGGTATACTAGTCATATTTGAATGAGAAGAAATCATATTCAAATAAATGTCCCACCTTTCTTGTGGCAATTCCATCACTTCGAATTCCATATCAGCAGGAGACATATTGAAGTCTGTAAACAAATCTTCTTCAGGTCCCATACCAGGCAAAACAAATGGCCTTTCGGCCATTGAATTTAATTTCTGTTCTCGCATGTACTCATCAATTCTGGAAAACCGATCAAAGTAGTCCGAGAAAACACTCGCACAATAAACAGCTTGTTCTTTAGTTAGATTCATTTTTAATTTATCAAATGTTGTGACAATACCATCAAACTTAACCAAGACCACATGGTATTAAAGGCAACTAATGTTGGTAGTAATTTTTTGTTGCTAGCCCAAATCAAAGTTAAACTTGTAAGTAATGTGAAAAAATAAAGCCACCATATTTGAATGCCAAATATGAGTCCTGGAATAATAATGATTGCTTTTGTAAACCAACTGGCGAATTCTACAATATTGTAGTTTGTCCAATATTCTTTCGTAAGCCACATTCTATAACAGTCTTTTATATTTTTAAATCCTGCATGATGATAAACTATTGCAACTAGAACGATAGTTGTTGAACAAGCAAAAAGTATTTGGTCGAGCGACATTATTTTCATACTTTTAAACCACCGAAATTTTTATTAAATTTACTTTCACGATTACCAAATGTGTTTAATGGAGGACTATCATCAGGTTGTCCGGAATCAGCAAGACCACTTTGTGCATCAGGTTCAGCATCATACAATTTCATTTTCGATCTATCAATACCAATAACAAATCGTTTAAATGAATTCGGATCACCATAACGATTCTTCAATTGCTTCACCATAATTTGATTTAATTGTTCTAGTTCTTCTGTACTGATAAGTGCAAACATAAAGTCAGCAGTAGCAGGCAGACCAAAAGACTCTGAAGTATCTTCAAGACCAGGATCGGTGTTTGTAAAACCAGAACGAGTTGTTTGTGTCGCAGAAACAATTGGCACAGCAAACTCAACAGCAAGACCTCTTAGTTCTTCAGCAATCGCTTTGATATAAGAATAACTGTTTACATTTGCACCAGGTTTAATTCTGGATGATGCACAAATATTCAGATAATCAATAAAGACAATATCTGGTTTAAAACTCTTTTTCAAATGAAGTTCATTCAACAAGGCTCTGAAGTGCAACGATGATGCAGCTGCCGTTGGATATTCTTTGATAATTAATTTACCATTGAGTTTGGTTTTTAGATGATTAAACTTTCTTTCATAATCATCCTTCGTCATTGTCTTTAGTTCATCCATACTGACATTCAAAAGATTCGCATCAATACGTTCAGCAATCTTTTCTTCAGCCATTTCAAGTGTAATGTACAATACATTTTTACCTTGAGATAAACAAGAAGCCGCAACGTGACACATAAACAAAGATTTACCAACACCAGTACCAGCAAGTGCAATGTTAAGAGTTTTGATTGGAAGACCACCTTTAGTGATCTTGTTGAACAGGTCTAGATCAAATGGTAACTTTGTCTCTTGTTTATGATAGAAATCAAATCGAGCATCAGAATCATTTACATAATCGTGACCAATATGATTATCAAAAGAAACTGCCAATGCATCACTTAGAAGTTTTGGTATCTCACCTTTTGATTTGTTATCTTCACCATTTTTATCAAGAATAGAAACAGAGTTCATGATTGCATTATAGATGGCTTTATCTTGACAAAACTTTTCAGTCTGATCAATCAACCAATCCATTTCCGACTTTTCATTCTTATCACTATTCAACTCACGAAGCAAATCAACACAACCATTCACTTCAACTTGTGTGAGTTTTTTTGATTCGGTAAAATCAATTAAAAGAGATTCATATGTTGGAAGATTTTTGTATTCTTCAACATACGTTTTTATTTCTCTGAAAAATTTGCGTTGATTATTTTCGGAGAAATATTCATCTTTAATGAACGGCAATACTTTTCTTGTATAGTCCTCATTGAAAATCAAGTTCTTCAGAATGACGTTTTCTAGTTGTTTCAAGTTTTTTTGCCTCAATTAAAAGATAGTCTTGGAGTATATCACCTATTATTATAACAAATTCTTGATTGTCTGTCAAGTGTTCTTCGGTAAAATTTGCGAATTCAATCACATGGTAATTGAATTTTAACCTCGCAAAACCCTCATCTTCAAAGAATTGGGTTTGCGAGTAGGTGACAGTTACATTTTGATATTTACCACTGAGTATGGTAAAATAGGTGTTTTCATCTCGGTAATCTACCGAGTACTCAGGCCGCTTCGTCTGATTGGAATTCAGGAGATTCGTTATCATCTCCCAAAATGCTGCTATAAGTGATTTCATATCTCTTTCTCACATATTCTTTAAAGGATTCATTCGTAAGAATATCAGACCAAAATTCTCTTGTCTGTGTATCTGCAAATCGAACTTTGTCCATTATTTCACCAGTTTCTCGGTCAACTTTTGCATACCAACCATTTGAAGGTTTAGCAACAAAATTTCCTTCAAGTGCAATGTCAAGTAGACCAGAATATTTTTGAATACCACCATCGAAAGAAACAGTAATTGGAATCTTAGATTTTTCACGAACATATCTGGACTTTTCAATGTTGATGATAAAGTTATATCCAGTAATTTCTGTTCCGGTTTTTTCTTGCTGGCGACCAAGAATCCAAATTGTATCGGCTGAGTAGTAAGAACCTGTACCACCACCAACAATGTCTTTCGGGAACATACCAATTTCTTTGTATGTATGATTGACAACAACCATAGGGATATCTTTGATTGTTAAATGTGGTGTTATCATTCTAAACAAAGATTTCATTTGTTTAGCTCTAGTCATATCAGCAACAGATTTGCCTTCTAAAGAATCTTCAATTTCTTTTTTAGATGCCAAGTTGCCGATAGAGTCAAGAATAATAATGACTCTATCACCCTTAGTAATACTTTGCAATTGATTCATAATATCATGTTTCAATTCTTCAACGTCAGTGATAGGTGTGTGTAGAACTCTGTCTGTGTCAATGTTGAAGGTTTCAAAATATTTTTGTGGTGTACCGAATTCAGAGTCGTAAAAAAGTACAACAGCATCTTCATATTTTTTCATATAAGCTGATGCCATTAATAATGCAAATGCTGTCTTAAAGTGTTTCGATGGTCCAGCAAACATCGTAAGACCTGGTGTTAGTCCACCATCAAGTGAACCCGAAAGTGCCACATTAATCATTGGCACTTCAGTGCGAATCATATCTTTTTCTGTAAAAAACTCAGACTTCGCAAGAATGGAAGTCTCTTTTATCGTTGAACTTTTCTTCAATTTTTCCAATAAACTCATGGCATTTCTCCAATATTAACAATCTTTGATTTAGGTATTACTTCATTATCATCTTTAGTAAACAATTCTACACTAGGTGCTGTCGAATTGTCAATCTTTTTCTTTTTAATTGCCTTTTTGCTTTCAGTAGGAGTTTCTTTATTCTCTTTTAATTTTCTATACGTTTGATTTGAAGCTACCAAAAGAAGAATTGCAAGAGGATCAAAAACAACAATAATGATCATTATAACTGCACGTACAGCTTTATCTATGAAATTTGGATCATCTTTTGTGTATAAAGCCTCGGCAATATACTTGATGGGACCAATTTCTGCCGCTAACTTATTTTCTTCTGAAAGTAAAGGCAATTTCTTTTCGTTGATTTCTTTTAATTCTTGTTGAGCTTCCTGTATTTGTTTATCAATTTTTCTTGATGCTGTTGCAGGATCACCAGCTCTTTTAAGTAAGTAATCAAGCCGTTCTTTAACAATGTTTTCTTGTTGTTGTAATGTTTTCAGTTGAACTGTATTCGCACCTAAAACAACATTCGTTTCCAAATGTGCCTTCGATAGGTAACCAAAAATGCCCATCGAGGTGATCAACATCAACAATAAAACTGCAACAAAAAAATAATAACGCATTAAACGTATAGTTTCGTTCCAGTTATTATACAACCAAGAAACAGTTACTAATTTTGCCAATTCTAAAGTTGACCCCATGATGACGATAGGCCAAAACGAACCTGGAAATATTTGAGCCAATCCTATTACAGAATAATAGGCAGCAACACCAGATAAGGCTATTGCTGTTAGAAATGGAAAAATTACTTGTAACATTATCCAAAGAAACTTTCTATAGAATTTTGTTTTTCGACTTGCCAACTCAAACAATCTAAAATAACTTTGACGGGTTCGACAAACGCTTTATTAAACTGTGTTTCATAATCAATATAGTCATCCAAATTAAATTCTTTTGGTAATCTACCAGGATAAGAAATCACATCTTCTTTAAAATGATTTGGCACTTTTAGATAGGTAAATTTGAGTTTCTCACCTTCTTGTATCAAAGGATACTTTTTAACCAAATCATATTGTTTCAGATAGTGATTGTAAAGAATTGCACCACGAACATGAATAGGTGTACCTTTCTTATACATCATAACAGAATCGGAGTATTCAGTCAAGCCATTCAAACCTCTAGGAAAAGAAATATCTTCAGGTGGTAACTTTTTGAATTGTTCTCTGAAGTTTAAAATAAACTCCTGAACATCTGTTTCTGTTCCCTTCATCATCAACTGAATAACTTCTTTCATCTTCTCACGAATCGCAGCAGGCGTAGATGATTTGACCATCTCAAGACCCATCACTTTGATTTGTGGTTCTTTATATTGAACACCTTCGTTGTTGTACACATTCAGAATGTATCGTTTCTTTGCGGTCCAGATTCCTTTGTCAGAAAGTCCTTCACGTTTCATTTGCATTTTTTGGGAGTACGCATGAACATACGCAGCAAGGTCTTGATAGCTCTTATCAATAAAAGGTTGTATTTTCTGTTCGCAGACTTTATCCATGAAGGAGATGATTGCATTAGGATCCGATTTATCTTTATACACCGTATTAACAAGCTCACCAAGGCGGAGATAAATCGAATCTGTATCTGAGGCGATAACGTAATCTTCATTGTTCGTTTTTAATAATTTATTCAAGTAACCATTTAATGCTTTTTCAATCCAACGAATACTTAGTTGACCAGCCGTGGTGACACCCAAGGCCATACGCAAATCATAAAACCGAAAATATTGAGAACCCAAAGCACCATAAGCACTATTGAGTGATACCTTTTTAGCTAACTGTAGATTATCGTATCTAGCAACAAGGTTTTTAATTTCACGTTTCTTAGATTCATCAGTTTCATTTTCATAATCTTGTTTTGATTTCAACATCAACTTTTTAAATTTCTTTCGATCTTCATACATTTCTTCCAACATCTTAGGAAGAAAACCTTGTATGTCAGTTCTAAAAAATTGTCCGTTAGGAGTTAAAGTAACATCGCTCAATTTACTAGTATCTATGTCACCATTAATTAAACGATCAACTGTCACAACTTGTCCTAAAACACCACGCATTTCATCTGTGTATTCTTCAGGATCAATCAATGTTTCAGGTGAAATGTTATACTGCATCATCAAATGCGGATACAGAGAATTCAAATCGAATGATGCGACCCAATCATGTGCGCCAACTTGTGGTTCTTTTACATATGCACCTTCAAAAGCTTCAGTTTTATTTTTTATAATTTTTGGTGGTACAATAATATTTTTCTCAAACAAGTAAGAATAGATTAGAGAATCCCACATTCTTGTTTGTGCAAAGATATCTTCATAGTTTGTTTTTGTGTCATATGCCAAAGTCAAACCAAGTTCAATCAATTTCAATTTGTTTTCAAGTTCAATGACAAGTTCAACGTCAACAATGTTATACTCAATAAACTTTTGGAAGTTTAAACGATAAAGTTGGTGAAGATTATCATACTCCGAATAATCAATCTTCTTCTTACCAAGTTCTACGTGAGCAATATTATCAAGGCGATATGATTCTTGTGATTTTCCACCAGGCGCATACCACTTGTATAGTTCAATGTAGTCGAGTACAGCTATACCTGTTAGATCGTAAGAGGTCACATTTTTACCACGAATAACTTTCTCACGAGCATAAACATTATTCCAAGGTGAGAGTTTTCGAGTATTATCTTCACCTAGAATACGATTGAAACGATTCACCAAATAAGGAATATCAAAGAACTTAATGTTCCAACCGGAGACAACATCGGGAGAATCTTTTTCCCAATCAGTTAGAAATGTTTTACACAATGTATATTCATCACGGCATTTAATGTAAGTTACATTTTTACCTTTATTTGTTTCATCTTTTTCTTTATCATACTCACCGCAACCATAAACAACCATGTCACCATTCAAACTACGAATAGCGATAGCAGTAATTGGTTCAGTAGCTTTATATGGATCTGGAAAACCATTTTCTGATCCGACCTCAATATCGATAATACTTATTTTGAGTTCATCGATATTCCAGTCAATCATTCCTGGTTGTGTTTCAGCAATGAAGGCATATTCAAAACTAGAGTTACCAAATATTTTAAAGTTTTGTACATCTTCATATTTTTTGGCGAAATCTCGAGCTGAACGCATATTCTCAAACTTTTTAGGTTCGAGATTATCTCCAGAGAGCGTTTTCCATTCTGTGTTTTTATTGACGGGCAAAAACAAAGTCGGAGCGTATTCGATTTTCATCTTAACTCTCCGACCGTTCTTTACACCTCGAAACAGAATATTACTTCCGTATGTTGATACGTTGGTGTAGTATTGTTTCATTTAAGAAATGCTAGATGCGATTTGAATACCCGATCCAAAAATTCTGTTATATTGATTTTCAAGGTCAACAATTGGACTATTGATAGTAAGAATATCACTATTTTTTATTACAATTCCAGTTTTAAATTCTTCACTATACTCTAAGAAAGGAGAGAAAGCAATACCACCTTCTTGATTGGAAGCTGATGGAGGAATAGAAACCACTTGCACAGGTTCTTTTATAATAACACCGATATCACCCTCATCTAAAACTTTTGCTAACACCGTGTGATTTGTTTTGAATGTAATTAATTTTATTGTCATTATACTTTGATCTCCATTTTAGAATCATATACATCAAGCGTCAGCCAACGCTTGGGAAAGAGCATCTCTCTACCCACAAAGTCTTTCATATCATAGGTTGGATCATCAACCAAGCCAATGAGCTCAACCTTATCATCATAATCCCGATAAAAGAGATCATACTTATAAGCCTTAGGAAGTTTTGTGTTATCACTCAACAGTTTTTTGATTACTTCGTTTAGCATTTATTGCTCCTCACTTATTAATAAATTTAGTAAAATCTGGTGGTTGCCAACCTTCGGGTTTCAATATCTTACCATCTTCTCTTTTTAAAATCTTCTGAGTTTTCCTATCAATCTTTCTTAGATTACTTAAGGCACCCTCATCCCAGATTCTTTCACAACTCCAACCTCTAGATAACATATAACCAACGATGACCCATATTGTATCAAAACATGCGTCAATTGTCAAGACATCATCGGTTAATTGCCTAGCATCTAATAGTTCTTGGTATTCTTCTCTAATCAAATTCAAGTACAACTCTGCCTGTTCGTTATTATCTTTACCAACAGTTTGTTCTCCAGCCAGCATAAACGTTGCCACATCCGTGAATACTTTAGTCATAGTATTTTCCTCATTTCAGATTCATAAGTTCTTTGCCTCAATTCAGAAGAACTAAATCTATGTGTCCTTGAATTATAATATGTTTTTATTCCTCTTACATCACATATATCTTTTCCTGTTAAATGTTTATCTTTATATTCTTCACCACAAATTCTGATAGTGATAGGAAGAAACATTAACAAATCTTCTAAATCTTTTTCCGTTTCATACACAATAATCTCATCAACAAATTCAACAGCAGATAATTGGACAAACCTTTCTACGATACTTTGAACTGGTTTATTTTTTGTTCCTGGTCTATCAACGGTTGGATCAGTTTGTAATCCTACAATTAGATAATCACAAATTTGTTTACATTCTGCAAGCATCAATATATGACCTGCATGAAGAAGGTCGAAAGTAGAACAGGTAAAACCTACAGGTTTTCCTATCATATTATCGGGTAACACTAACATATTTTTCACCTTATTTTAATTCTGAAGAATATAGTCATCTGAAATTTTCATCACCTTTATACCACACTTTTCTAAAAATTTTAAACCACTATCATCTCTGTACGCTTCTTTATAAAAGACTCTAATTATTCCAGATTGGTGTATAAGTTTAGCACAATGAATACACGGAGCATGAGTGACAAATAGATAAGAACCTTCTGTTGAATTTGTAGATTTGGCTACTTTAGAAATGGCATTTGATTCTGCATGAATAACTTCATCTTTTGTGATCAATTTATATCTTTTGCCACGATCTTCATATGGCCACTGTTGTTCTATTTCTTCAACATTTAATTTATCTACATTATCAACTGGCATGTATTCTTTTTTTTCACAGGCGTTTATCCAACCTGATGGCATGCCGTTGTAACCTATACCTATGATCGTATCTTCTTTGACAATAACAGCACCAACTTTCAATCGTTCAGCTGAAGATAACTGAGCATAAACTTCAGCCACTTTCATATGAGCCCGAATGAACTTTTGTTTCATTCTTCAGTCTCAGCCTGAACAATTTTAGTTTTGTGTTTTCTTTTTTCTCTAGGTGGTTCAACTGATCCTAAGATAATACCCTTTATCATTAGGTTTTTGAAGTCACTTCGCTTTTCTTTCGACATTGTAGCGAGTAAACGTTTTGTTTCTTTCGGTAAACGAAAGCTTTTATCTTTTTTCATCATATAGATTTTCTCCATAAATGGGGCCAAAGGCCCCATGTTTTAAGCTGCTTTTACTTCTTTTTTGTTTTCTTGAAGAAGTGTTGGCTCAAAGAACTTTAGTTCACTTCCAATTTCAATACGTTTTGGTTTCTTATGTTCTGGAATAACATTGATAAGACCAATACGTAAAATACCATCTTTGATTTCTGAACTATGTACTTCAACAGTATCAGCAATGGTAATATTTTTAGTGAATGAACGTGTAGCAATGCCACGATGTAGATATGTAGCTTGACCCATATCTTCATTCTGTTTCATTCCTACAATCTTTAATGAACCCTCTTGTCTTGTAATTTCAATTTCATCTTTCGAGAAACCAGCTACAGCTAGTTCAACGATATAACGACTATCATCAACTTTAATAATATTATGGTGTGGGAAAGTTGAAGGCTTTACTTCTTCACCCAACATTTTTTCCACATCACGTAGAAAATTTTCAAAACCAAGAGTTTGATGGAACAAAGGTCCAAAAGCAATACGTCCTACTGTCATATATTTCTCCTTAAATAAGCAAGTTAATAAAAACGTGACCCGTTAGGCATCACGACTCTTTGGCGACCACAAATGCTTGTCGATTCACCAAAAAAGTTCTTTGAGGATTTAATTTTTGAAAGACACGAATAAATTCATTGGTGCCCTCTCTAACAAAATCATCGTAATCTCTAGTATATACTTCTTCTTTAGTATATTTGTTTACTAAACGTGTAATCTTTTCTTTCATTTTTTATCACCATAATCTATATTATATAGTAACTCTTTAAAAAAGTCAAATGAATTTTAATCTTTTTCTTTTTTACCTATGTTATACTTAGGTATAAGTTCCCAATCATCTTTTTCTTTAAAAGAAATAATTTTAATTTGATGTATCGGAGCCAGATTATCTTCAATTACTTTTCTATTTAAAATCTTAACTAAACCCCATTCTTCAAGTAAATTGGCAATCGCATTACGTCTTTGTATATCATTCTCAGTAATGTTTGATGGTTTACCATCAAGTGCAAATAACTCTTTAAAATGTACGATATAGTACTTACCTTGTTTATGCAATATATGGCAAGATTGGTATAACACTTTTTCTTTTCTGGAAGAAACTCCAATTCTAGTTAGAGTTTCTCTCACTTTCAAAAAATCATCTTGTTCCTGCAACTGCACTTCTACGAATTTATTAATATCTACCATGTCATTTCCTCAATCCACCAGTTTCTATTTTTTGTTTTAGGAATTGAATTTGTTCTTTGCTCAGTAGACGTAAAACTTCTCTGGCTTTCGTGGATGAAAGGTTATAGACTTGTTGTATACATTCTATATCTTCACTTTTTTCAGATTTAGCCCACTTCGCAAAAGGCCTCTTTCTTGACCTTATGGTATTTAGTAAAAAATCATTCTGCATCTTTTTGTCGATGAAGTGTCTAGAATTCATCTCATTTGCAAACATTAAGCAGTCCATATGGTAGGATAGACTGCGATTAGTCAGAAATGGAGAATATTCCTTCTCAGTTACTTCATCGACAATTAGATTCTTTTTACCTTGTAGAATCTGGTTTACATAATCGAACGGACTCATCAGTAGAACCCAATTTTAGTTTCAACCTTCGGTGTCTTATTTTGAGAATGAAAGATTTCTGCAAGAGAGTAATCACCTTCAGATTTTTTGTTAAATTCAACTTTGAATTTCTTAGCAATCTTCTTAGCTTGTTCTTCATTATAATTTTCAAAATGAAGAATATCAAAGCAACGACCAGCACGAATCAAAGCAGGATCAATATCTTTTACAGATGGTAGGTTGGTAGAGAAAATTAATTTCTTACCTTGAATGCCTACAAGACCATCGCCTACGTTTAGGAAACGATGCATCATTGTATTACCTTCTTTACGAGACATTAGAAAATTATCTGCATCTTCGATAACCATTACACTAGCATCATCTTCAAGAAAACGAGCAAACACGAAATCTCTTTCAAGAATTTTTTCATCATAAGTTACAACAGCATTTTTCTTTAGATGATGCAATAGACCACGAATAAAAGTTGTCTTACCTGTTCCTGGTGGACCAATCAAAAGTAGAATCGATGCTGAAGATTCCATGAATCTATCATAGTAATTTCCAATAGTTTCATCTTTCAAAAAAGGATACATTTCAGCAATGGGCAAACGGTCCGCTGTCAAAGGAATTTGAACAGAACTGCCATCACCAGAATAAATCCATTCGATGTGACAAGTAGCAGTATGAAAATTCTTCGAGATAAGTTTTTTGTGAAACTCAACAAACTCCAAACTACCGCAGATTTTAATTTCAACAGAGTTTGAGTTTACAGAATAGTCTATGAACCCCACTTCTTTTCTATCTATGATAAGGCCGGCATCTTTACTAAACTCAATGATCTGTAGATCAGTATAAGCTTTTCTAGAAAAGGAAATCCATGATTTATAATCAGCAACATAAATCTGTTTATCGGAAATTGTTTTTAAACCAAGTCGAGTTCTTTCATCAACGATCTTGGAAATATAGTGATCATTGAGTGAAACACCACTTAAGAAAAATTCTGGACGTTGCTCTACTGCCGAAAAATCAGTATCTTCATCACTTGTAAAAACTAAACCATCATTATATTTTCTGCCCACTTCACTTTTCCTTTCAAAGTCATATTTTCTTTTCTCACGTTTCTTTCTAAAACTTTTAGAAAGTCTATTAAATCTAGCACGTAGAGGAGCTATATCATCATCAAAATCGGACATATTTCACTTTCAAAAAACCATTCTAGCTAAACCAACAGTATCAATGGCTGTCAACAAGATATAGTTGGCAAGCATTCCAAAACTCTTACGAGTGTAAGCAGCCCAAGCATAGACAGCACAAGCAGTAATCCACATAGGATATAAAACCATAAGGGGAGGATCTGGTACGGTAAATGCCATGATAACACTACACCCAATACTGATGACCCAAGCAAAAAGCTCGGCAGCAAAGCGAAAAGGATATGAGTTAAAGTCATTTTTTATCCACTTCCATATGTCGAAAAATAAATTGTTCACTTTGTGAATTCACATTCAACCATTAGTTCAGTCAAACAAGCGACCATATTAATTTCTTGGTCAGCAACAAAGGCTTGTTTATATTGATAGTCTGCAAGAATCAAAACAGCTTTTGGTATTGAATTTGGTTTCATTACATCATATAGTGAATCGTAAAGTTTACGATACAAAGTATTACCATCAATTTCAGTTGTACCAACCCATTTACGAATAGCAGTAAAATCTTTTTCAGTAATATGTTTTACAATCTCTTTTAGAGATACATCACCGATCTGTGCAAGAATACCAGTGTCAATCTTTCCGAACTGAGAATATCTTTGCAATTCATTTATTACACGGCGAAAATCTGGAAAGTGTTTCTTGATAAGTTCAGCAACAACTGTCTTATCATAGTCAATATTTTCACTTTGCAAAACCATCTCAATTCTCTTGTGGAACTGAGAGGCCATCTTGATCTTTTCACCGTTCTTTAGACCAAAATCAATTACAGCGCAACGACTATGCAATGGTTCAATGATTCGATTTTTGTAATTACAAGTAAAAATGAACGAGCAGTTGCCTGCAAATTCTTCAATTGCATTACGCAAAGCCGGTTGAGTTGAATTTGGATTTAGATAGTCTGCTTCATCGATGATAATGACCTTACGACCACCAGCAAATGACATTGAAGAAGCATAATTCTTTATCTTGGTTCTAAAAGTATCAATGCCACTTTCATCAGAACCATTGATTATCATGAAGTCGCAACCGATTTCGTTGCACATTGCTTTGGCTACGGTCGTCTTGCCTACGCCCGCTCCGCCACTCAACAGTAAATTGGGTATTGTCTTTTGATTGACGTATTCCTGAAAAGGTTGCCTCAGACGTTCCGGAAGAATACAATCCTGAACCGTCTGAGGGCGATACTTTTCTGTCCACAACAAATGTTCCATAATCACCTTTCACATAAATCATAATATATTATAACAAAAAAAGAACTGTTTGTCAAACTTTAATTAAAGTTTCTTCACCAGCTTTAACGTCTTGTGGTAGAAAACCTTCAACTTTCCACGGAAAAGATTTGTTTTCTTCATAATATTTCATAACATCCAACAGAGCAGTTTCAAGTTTTTGGAATTGCATCATCATTTTCTCACGCTTTTCATCCAAAGGATATTTTTCTGTAGGTGATTTTGTGTGACAAATAAAATATGAAGGTGATCCTGTTTCAGAAAACTTTTTAGCTGCACTCATAACATATTCATATTCATAACCTTCTAAAACCGACCAACCATATGAATTTCTTTTCTTATCAAATTCACCTTGTGTTACATAGTTAGTTTTTTTCTGAACAAAACCATTAACGTCACTTGCAGTATAGGTAACAATATCAGAATAAACTGAAACTCCATTTTTTTGCATATTACGAACAACATCACGAACAACTTTTGCTTTAGTGTTATGATGCATATTCTTGCAGTGTGCATCCAAGTACGCACGAATACTGTCGGAGTTTGGTGCTACAATTTTCGACATTCTATCCAAAAGACGACATATAATGTTTACAGCATCATCTTCACTTGTTTCTTGGTGTGGAGCATGATCGTTTTCTTTCAATTGTAGTGTTCGTAATGAATCTTCATAAGTAGAATATTTGTTACCAGTGATTTCATATACATCAAAAATCCACATAGTATATCCAAGAATCATAAAAGCTTCCCAACGGTGTTGTCCTGCAACCAATTCATATTCATAAATGTGGCCATCAATTTGTTGCACCTTCTCACGCACCAACGGAGGACATTGTGCGTAACTTATTCCGTTTCTAAAAGATTCAGATAATCTTTGGATGTTATTATAGTTTTTACCTTTTTTTCTAACAGGATTGTCTTTGATTGGTGGAACATAAATTTTATCAATAGGAATTATTTTTCTATCGATAAATTTTACACCAGGTGTTGTGAAATGTCCAAAGGTAACTTTAGACGGATCGAGGGTATTGATATCAAACATAAACTTCTCCTAAAAATTCATACTTGGAGACCAAACGTCAACCGTTAAGTATGAGTGGGTTTAATATCTCCCACACATGTGGGAGATTGTACTACAAAAATTATTTAGTCTTTTCAAATTTAGAACCGGCTTCAGTAGTAATCCAATACTGAAGATTCTTGTTCTTGTTTTTGAAGTGCGAAATGCCCTTAGAAGATAGAGACACTTCATATGTACCAGAAATCATTTTAAGATTCTCTGTCTTAAAGATCATTCGATACTTATCACCATTACCATCTGCAATTTCAATTGAGTCTGTATGTGCAGAATCATTTTGCAAATCAATCGTGCTGACGAATACTTTTTCACCATCAGATTCAATCGCAATATGTGGTGAAGAAAGAACTGCTGCTGCACGAAGTACCCAATCAAAATCTTCAGCATTAAGAGTGAATCTAATCTCTGGGTCAGGCATTACAATATTCTTTTCTGGTGGAACCACAATCATAGTGGGTTCACAAAATCGATATTTGATTTTACTACGGCCTTTCAAACCAGAAATAAGAATATTCTTATCTTCAAAGTTTAGAGTTGGATCATCTTTATGTAAAGAGATAACTGAAAGGAAGTTATTCAAGTCATAAACACCAAAGTCAACTGGAAAACTTTCGTCAACAGTCACTTCTGCCATAATATTTTTTTGTGGCGAAACAGTTTTAATTGTCTTGCCTTGTTTGAAATAAATCCCCTGATTGATTGAAGCAAAGTTCTTCAAAAGATTTATTGTGTCGGAAGATAGTTTCATTTTTCTACTCCATAATTAATTTGTTCATCAACAGAATACAGTATATCATGTTCATATAGAAACATGAGGCAACAAAGAGCATGAGCTAAGTGATGTTTACCAGATTCAGGATCTAATTTCTCACCTTTTTTCCAAGCCCAAACATGGCGTTCTAATGCATCAAAATATCTGCGCTTGGAATCAGGCACTTTTTTCCAATTGTCTCTTTCATACTTTTGAGCACCAAATGTAAGTACATCAACAGTAGCTTCAAGAGCAAGAGGAGGTAACAAACCATATTCTAGTTTGTTACCATCATACTTACGACCAATCGATATATCTCCAACATTTTCAGCGTCAACGATAAATTCATCGTTGCTTATGTACATTTTATCGTAACCCATCTTACAATCTACCAGTAAGTTCAGCAACCTTTGGCATGTTGCCGGTAAATGCATATGTGCCGATATGCTGAGTTTTCATCCAAGGACAGAGATAAATTTCTCCACCAATCTTACGCCACAGTTGGCAGAACATATAATCTTCACTTAGATAACGATCTGATCCACCGCCTGTTGCAGAATCAATAGTATCAATGATAGTATCAAAATAGGCATGAATGTAACGTGAACCATCAAAGTGTGCTTGTCCAATATGATCTGGTTTATAACGCAATTGAGGATAAGCTTTTTCAAGTTTTCCAAAAACATCACGTTTAATCATCATGAAACCTGTTCCAATTTCCAAAACTTGAAGTGGTTCAGTTACAGAAAATTGTTGTGTGCCTTTTACAACATTGAAAACATACTCACCAACTAATTGTTCCAGTTCTCTAGGTTCCATTTCTGTATGTTTACGAGCTGCGTGAGCAATATTACCCCAATTGACAGATTTTTTAGGATAAGGACCACCAATAACATCTTTGTCGAGAGCCATTAATGCTAAAACATCTTGTGGATTGAAGTGAATATCTGAGTCGATAAACAACATGTGCGTACAATCTGAACGGAGAAATTCATCCGTCAAATAGTTTCTTGCTCTTGTAATGAGTGATTCGTTGAAAAGAAAAGAAAACTTAACATCAACACCATATCTAATCATCAAAGTTTGAAGGTCGAGACAAGATTTTGCATAGAGGCCATGATTCATGCCACCATACATTGGTGTAGCTACGAAAAGTTTATTCTTTTTCAATTCATCAAGTTTGATTTGTATTTCCATAGTTTGTCCATTGTATAATAAAAAAGAGAGGATATGAATATATATCCTCTCTTTGCAGCGTTTTTAAAACTTAAGAGGTAATCTTAAGCAAAAGCGCGCTCTCCTTGAGCACGAATAGCTGCAATACCTTCAGCAACCATACGCTTAGTTGGAGTGCCGAGACGGTAGAAGAAAACCTTCTCACCGTTGTTGTTGTAACGGCTATTCAAGTAAATAGCGTGACCTTCATTGCGAAGATCGTTGATTGTTGCGGAAGGATTTGAAACACCAAACATGCTCTGCATTTTAGCAGGTGTGAGTGTGTTGTAACCATCTTCTTTAGAAAGGTAAGCAAGGACTTTAGATTTAACTGACATAACAAAATACTCCGTAAAAAAGGTTGCTGAATTTAAATCATCTGAGAGGCAACCGTTCTCTCAAATTATGTGTATATTATACTAGGTTATTGACAGGTTGTCAAGCGTTTTTCAGGTAAATTAGAAAGGAACTTCTTCATTTACCATGATTGTTTCTTCTACTGTTTTTGCCATAATGGTTTCGGTATTAGCACCAGCATCCACTTTGGTATACAAATCAGTAAAAGAAATTTTGGTATCTTCATCAAAACGATTCAAGCAAAGACCGATTGATTTCATCTTATCACCAAACACACCGTAAGTACGTGCAATGTGTACCAAGCGGCGAGTAGAAATCACTTCATCACATCCGCCTTCATCAAAGGTTTTACGAATAACATCAGCCCAT